TCTACCTGTCATTTTAAAACACCGTCCATACTATTTCAACTCTTAGTTCATTAGTACCATCAAAAGCCACTGGAATTCCTAAATTTTCATATAAAAAAACATCTCCACCGGCTCCTGAATTATATAATCCAAATTCTGTAATTTCATTACCACTCATTTCAGTACTGGAAAAATCTGTAGTCCAAGTTACTTTCTTTTGTGTAGTTCCATCAGCAGTTGTAAAAGCATTCCTGTCAAACTCTTTAAATAATCCTGTTGCTGAAGCGACAGCGATACCACTCCCACTGCCTATTGCTACATGGCTTGGAAAATTTCCAGAACCTATAAGCAACCTTGCCACACCACTTATACCCAAATCTGTTACTACCATTTAAAATGTACCCCCACTAGACAATTTTGTAAAAGTTTGTAACATCCCATCACTCCCCAATAATAATTGGCCACCTGAAGTCCCAGTTTGAGGACTTCCTAGTATTCCATTGATCGGATGCCCAAGTATAAAAGCATCTTGTATAAGCCTAGAAGATACTGTCCAATTTCTACTCTGGGATGAACTCCCAGTGACAAATTCAAAACGAGTTAAAAAATCAGAAGAATCTAAAGCATCGGCCTGAACTCTTTTAAGTTGCTCTGCTATATTTGTAATGGTATCATTAGCATCTTTAATCCGTTTATTCAATTTTAATTGTATACCAGTATCTGATAAAAGCAAACCTTTTTTTATTGAATACTTAACTTCCAATATATCATAAGTAACATTGGGAATACCATCTATTGGAAAATTAGCCACTAAAGTTTGTCCGGCAGTAATAGTTTTATTATATTCAACATTTAAAGTTCCTTGTAATATTGGAATTGAGCCCAAGTCAAGTTCTTTTTTCAACAAAGCTTCGGCTTCTTGGGCATCTTTAATATTTTTATCAATAATAACTTTTTCTTTTATACCAAAAGAATCTGAACTCGCCCTATCTCTTCCAAATTTAACTATTGGTAAACTTCTATCATATTCAACCAAAATAGCATTCCCAGAAACTGGAATGTTATTGCCTGTATCTACTCCAGAAGTAAAAATGATTTTCCTATCATGAAAATTAACTAAATATTGTTGGGTGGATCCAGGTGTGGTAATAATATTAAGAGGTGCACCTTTCTTTGGAATCCCATCGTCATTTACTAAAGCAGAGTGGGGCTTGTAGAGTAAAGTGAAAACACTTCCAGCACCATCCGCTGTAAAGGTTTCTGAGAATCCGCTTAATTCCCTATCACCGTAAACCCATATTTGATTTGCCAAATCATCTCTGGAAGTTTCCCACTTAGTTTTCAAAGTATTTGTTTTGTCAAATATTAAACCGCTTGAAGTTGCTCCCAAAGGTACAAATTGTAAAACTTTATCAACGTCAACATAAAAAGTATGATTACTTAATATGGCCAATCTTTTAAGGGCATCATAAACAGTAGTATGATTAAATGCTATCCTATCCAAAGTTACTCCTGTGGAAACTGGAATATAAGTAATGTCAGAAACATTGTCATTCATAATCGAATTGACAATTGAACTTATCTCTGTTGAAGTAAATACTACAGGCTGAACTGTTACATCTTGTATTCTTGCTGTAAAATCTCTACCTCCTAATATTAACTTTTCACCAGTTTGTTTTCCACCCAATTTAACATCTTCGACTATCCCTGTTATTATTTTATTAGGTATATTAAATAATTTTATAACATCACTAGCTGTCAATAAAAAATCATAGTAATTAAAATTGTCAATTTGTCCATCTAAATTTATACCGCTTACTAATCTTGTGCCTATAATTAAATCAACTCCAGCATCACTATTAATGGATCCAGATGCGGGACCATTAGTTAATGTTTTATCCACGGCCACTCCATTTATATAAATTGTTGGTGTATCGGTTGATGGGTTTGAATGGGTAAAAGTAACAACTACATGAGTCCATGTATTTTCAGGAATTACAGTGTTGTCGGTTGTGTAAAAATTACTTCCAGCGGTATATCCTGCTCCAAAATTTAGCTTATAAGAATTGGATGTCAAGGAGCCTAACCATATCTGCAAGGTATCTTTAAAAAATATCCCCCTATTCATAGATGCGGCAACATCTGGATTCACCCAAAAAGCAACAGACCCACCTCCAGAAAAAACATCTTGAATATTGGCTGCATCTGAAACTGTTATTTTACTAGTAGATCCATTAAAATCGGCAGCACTTCCTATTTTTCCAGTAACATAAGAAATTGAAGTGTCAGTCCCATCATTACCCCCAAACTCATCATTACTATTACCATCTAATTTATATCCAGATACTGGATTTGCAACGTCATTTAAAATGTCTGAAAGCGAAATAATTACTTCATCCCCCACATTAAAAGTGCTGGACAATCTTCCATTGGGATTATCGTATGTCAATCTAAAACTTGAAGAAGTATTATTTTCTCCCACACTACTTATGACAGTGCCATTCTGAGCATCGTTATAAGATACACCACCCACAGTAATTGTTGAAAAAGTAGTCATATTGAAATACCCATACTTCTTAATTTTAATTGCATAGCGCTGGATATTTCGTCTGGGTCAGTTCCAAAAATATTTTCTATATTTACTGTCACTCCTCCACCCATTCCAAATCCACCACCTTGGTCAAACTTATCCAAAGGTATAACTGCTTCAGGCCCAGCTTCTCCAATCAAAGCTGTAGTTGGACCAGTAACAACCCCTCCTTCAGCAAGTCCTAGAAGATTTTGAACAGCTCCAAAAACAGTTTTACCAATATTAAAAGGTGCATCTTTTATCTTTCTAGATAAATCAACAATTACTGCTACAACTTTTTTTACCCAATCCCAAACTGAAGAAAGTTTACTTATTACACTGTCAAGAGCTTTTGCAAGATTATCTTTAAACACATCAGCCCACGCATTAATAACATCTGAGAAACCCACAACTATTTCTATCCCTTTAAATAGCAAACCAGTAAATACAAATATGCCTTTTATTATTTGACCAATGAATTTTATAATTGAAATGAATGATTCTGATTGACCTAGCACAGCTAACAATTCTGCAAAAGCCTGTACTGCAAATTGTAAAGCTGGGAAAACATCTTCTTGGAAAACTGTAGCCATCTCTTGAAAAAGTGGAGTAGCCGAAGTCTGTAAAACTTCACCCATCTCTATCATTTGATTTTTTACTTCAGACATGGCAGCACCAACTTTAAACTGGGTAGTGTTTGCCATATCATCAAATTGCTTCTGGGCCAACCCAGCAGAATCAGCAACAATTTTTATTGACTCTGCAACATCTTCAGAAGCTGTACCCAAAGCTGGAAAGATGGCTTTAATAGCTCTAACATTTTGGAACATTGCTCCCATTATCTCAACGGTATCAGTTGAACTATCCATTAACTTTTGCATTTGCTCAGGAGTTTTTTCAAACTCCATGCCCAATTGCTCCATTACTACAGTATTTCTCATACCTTCATCGCTAATCTTAGAAAACTGTTCATTTAGTTCCCCATATCTAGTTCTTAAAGTTCCAACCGTACTTGACTGTTCAACTGCAGCACCCTTTATTAATTGTAATGTTTTCATTAATCCTTTTTGTCTAACCATAGTTGTTGCACTTTCAAAACCCAATCCTTTAACTGTTTCTTTTAATGCTTCACTAGGTTTCAAAAGAGCAGTCATGGAAGCTCTTAAAGAAGTGGCAACTTCATTACTATCCCCAAGTATCTTTGTCAATCCTGCAAAAGTTCCCAAAGTTTCATCTATTGAAATCCCCATCTCTGCTGCAAGTCCACTTACTTGTGGAAAAGCAGAAGCCAATTCTCCCATAGTAGTTTGACCAGCTTTAACAGTTGCTGCAAATTTATCAAAGACATCTTCGGCAGTTCCAGCCTCATCCCCAAATGCAGCCATGGCTTTTGTTCCAGCCAATATAACTGTAGACAATTCAGCACTTCCACCAACTGAAGCTTTTGTAGCAGCAGTCATAAATTCAGTAGCTTCCGCAGTATCAGTTATCCCTGCAGAAATAGTTTGATAAAGTCCGTCAAGCACATCTAGCTGATCACCCTGATCACCCATTTGCACATTTAATTTTTTTACAGCATCTCCAAATAATTCTTGAGAATTTTGACCTTCTTCAAGCAAAGTGTTAACATTGGCATATGCCCTTTCAGCATCTTGAAAAGCTTTAACTGACTTAACTCCAATAACTCCAACAGTTGCAGTTGCCGCAGCTGTCAATCCAGCTAAAGCTAAAGTTGCACCGCCTGCGAACTTTTTCAAGCCAGACATACCAGCACTTGCTTTTTTAAAGGTATTAGAAAATCTATCTACTCCCCTAATTATAATATTGACAACTGCCCCGCCCGCTAAACCTCCACCAAATCCAACCATTATCTTTTCTTCCTCTTCTTATTTGCCCTTTCTTGAGCTTTTTGCTTTGCCTTATTGTTCTTATTATGCCCGTCAATCAAATCTACAATTTCAATCCTTGCAAGTTGGGGTATTGTGAAAGCGTTGTACCCTTTACTATGAAGGAAATCATATAGTTTGTTATACTTTCCAGCATTTGTGTAGATATTATTCGGATCTATTTTTTTTTTAACTTTTCTTCAGCATTTTCCAAAGCCTTACTAACTGTACGATCAACCTCTTCACGAGTTATACCAGTTGTCATTAAAATCATTTTAACAAGTTCTATTTTTGACAATCTAGGTAAATCTTCAATCTGTTCTTTAGTTAATTTAGGTTCAAAAAGATGTTTCTCAATAATATCTTCATCTTTGGCTTTGGCAGCGTTAACTTTAAGGGCATTAAAATCCCCATCTTTCATTGGAAGTAATTTTACACCACCGCCAAAAATCTTACTTTCAATTTCCATAGGTAAAAGTTTGCCTTCACCATCTCTCATGGTAAGGGCACTGGCATTAACTACCATAATTTACCACCCCTTATACAATATTGTATTATCTTCAGTTACCGAACTGACAACTTTTGGAATAAGAGTTATCTCCCATTCATCAATTCCTTCTACTGGATTTGGAGCAACGAAATCTTGAATAACACACCCACTCATTGTAATAAAAGAGTTTCCAGATGCAGCATTGCCAAAATTAAGAATCTCTATCGCAGCATTGACAACTGCATCCCCACCAGACTTCCACAATCCATAAAGTCTTGCTGCTTCAGTTGACTCACCTTCCATTGTAATGCTGAAAGTATGCTCTCTTTGTGTTGGTGTTGGTACTGTTATTACTCTACTTCCGTTTGTAACATGTGCCCCATCTCTATCAAAATTATTAGATGTGCTAAATTCCCAAGACTTGGCTTCAATTGGAGTTCCAGAAGGTATGTGAATAATTGAATCTGACCACATATGTGGCCTTCTAGTTACTTCAGTCACAGCTTTAAATGTCCCATCAAGAGTTGTCCCGCCAGTAGTAAAAGTTTGACTCTGGGCTATAAAATCAACACTACAAGTAAGGGGTGTTCCAGCTTCTGCAGATAATGTATAACCGTCAACCACACAACCTTTGTAAGTTCTAACTAGATTGCCACCAGTTGCATTAAAGCATTGGACACTTTCCAAAGACCAAGAAGTAAATGGGTTTTGAGTTCCAGAAACTACAGGGCTTTGATCCTTACTTTCCAATTCTGTTATTGTATGTGTATAAAAGGCAGGACTTCCTGGTTCAGTATCGGCCACATTGCCAAGTGCAAAATACAAATATCTTAAATCCTGTGGGTGGAATTCCAAAGCTCCACCATAATCTTCAGCACCAGGAACAAACTTATCTACATTTCTTGTAGAAGTTCCATGATATCTTAATTGTTGCACATTCTGATTATCATCAGGATCAAAATTACTTACTAATCCAATCCAATTACCCGAATTAAAACTATTTCCATATGTTCCACTTTCAAAGGAGAATACTGTTAAATTCTCGCCAGCTACAAATCTTCCCATCTTCTCTACACCTCATGTTGCTATAAATGAATATCTATACGTATGTATTTTACTTTTTACACCTTCTTCACCAGGTTCATCAACATCAACCATTGATTTAATTCCAAAATCAAAGAGTTGTTCTTTTGTTGATGTACCACTAGTAGCTGAAGGGTACTGATTAGTTCTTAAAAATTGATAAACATCACCAGATAAATTATTTTTTTCTTTCTCTTGCCTCCCCCATATTCGAACTTCAATTTCAAGTGATACCAAATGCTGTTCACTTCTATGACCCAAAGGTCTATCTCCAGTTATAGTTCCTTTTACTGTTACAATTGGATACCTTGTAGTTTCTTTAGGATAAGAAGTCATAACAAATTTTTCACCACTTGGCCTAGTGGTTTTAATGGGATCAGTTATATTAGCCTTCAATCTATCTCTAATAAATAGAATTACTTCCGATAAAAGATTTGCACTAGTTACCATTTTGTCTCGTTTGACATTGGGAATGTCGTTTCATACCCAATTATATTATTTTAATCCTAATTCAACTACAGTTTGTATTCTTGTTGATTCCCTCTTTAAAGTATTACCAAAATGCCTTCTTGCATTTATTTTAGACGTCCCATGCTCAAGGAATTTAGCATGTTCAACATCTGAAAATACAACACTTTCTAACTCTCTACTATTATCAGTTGACACACTATTAAGGAATTGGCCAGTATCAACACTGGTGGGCTCTGCCTTTCTTCCAGCTATACTATCCTTTACCTCACCTTCAATTCTGAATCCTTCTTGGTGGATTGCCCTATTAGCTTCTTTAAATTTTTGAATTCTCTCACTTTCTAAAAAAGCCATGGCCTTAGTAACTCCAGTCATTGTCAAACTTACTTTTTTAACCATCGTTCCTTTTTAAAATACTAATTAATTTTCCAGTTGACATTTTATAATCAGCATTAAGTTTACGGACTGCAGTCAAATCCAAAAGTTCATCCTTTGTCATCTCTCCATAAGATTTATTTTTCTTAACTTCTTTCTTGACTTCAACTTTAGTTCCAGCCGCAGAAGCATCAACTCGAATTACATTAACAGAGTCAACTATTTGATTGGCTTTCTCTTCAGTAACTTCCGAAACTTCTTGTGGTTGTCGAACTCCTACATATTTCACTTTAACTTTGGACATAACTAACACCTCACATTTCCCCAATAAAAGATCCGTTGGGTAAAGCCCGTATAAACATTTTTTTATACACTGACTCATTCCCACCCAGTCTATAATCTGTAATACCATCCGGAACTATTGAATACTGTTGGATATTGGGAGATCCAATTCCAATCTTCATCGCATCTCCAGATATATTTTGATTGCCGTTAATATATAATACTTTATCTTTATGAGTTATCTTTCCTTGGGCTAACAAAACAGCTTCTTCACTGCTAGTAACTCCTTTTATTGGAAATATTAAACCGCTTGTCCATATGTCAGTTCCGGATGCTACTAAAACTTGAGCATCGTCAAAATCGGTAGCTGACACACTTCCAGCATAAAATTTTAATCTAATTTGATCTCCATTTCTTATAATGGAATCCATATCTTTTCTCAAACCACTTGCAGTTACCATTTCTAACCCAAAGCTTTGAAAAAATGAAACCTTCCTTTTAGTTCCTTTAGTTGTGCCATAGCATCATTTTCCATAGCCATGGCCATTGTAATAGTTGAAGATGTTGAACTTGTATTAACAGTTAAATCTCCCAATTTAATATGTTGCTTATCACCACCCTGGGTGGCTATTAACTTATGAACATGGGACATTGATAAAAGTAAGATTGGATCTTGGTATTGATCTGCTATAGCAGTTGATCCTATAGTAGCATGTAAAAATTTCTCTGACTTAATTCTTTTTTTGTCGATGATATTTAGCAAAGGTTCACCACTTGCAGAAGTAGGTATGTCGTCAATTTGATTAAATATTTCGTCTGCTACACTTCCTAAATTCCAGTTTGCCACTTTTTCGACCTCACAAAGTTAAATAAAAAAAAAGAAAAAAAAGTTTTTACCGAGCGCCTATAGCAATCCAGTTAAAAGTTTTACTAGCCGTAACTCCTTCAACCAAAGCACTTCCAGCTACTAAAGAGCCAACTGTGCAAGCTCCAGGTGTATGGTCATTATAACCTGCAACCATAGTGTCTGGGGCAGCACTAAAGGCAGTATTAAATACAACCCAAGCAGCACTACCAGCACTTAGCGAACCAGTTCCACCCTGAACAAGTTGCCCAAATTCACTTGGACTACCTGCAACAGAACTAACCAGTCTACCATCAGTGTCAGCTATTGTACTATCCGAAGTAATACTCCCAGTAAAATATGGGTTTTGAGCACCTAAATTAACAGCACTACCAATAACTACTTCTTCAGCACCTAGTCCATCCAAAAGATTTCCTCCACCTGCCATTTTACATCAACCTCATGTAGTGGTAATGTTTGACACGGCGTTGCTTCGAAGCAGTGATACTGCTATCCTTTGAGTTACTGCTGCGCCACTCATATCAAATGTCGGTAGGATGAAGTTCTCAACAGTTACTGGCCGTTTCTCCACTATAGCATATGCCTCTTCTTTATCATACACATAAGAGTATTTACTATATGTAGTTGTTGGCGCTGCATTAGTTGAAAATCTCATTACATTCATACCGTAGATGGTTCCAATGAAACCTCTTTGCATCATATCAGTGTTACCTGCTTTGTCTGCTTCTACAAATGTATCAATGTTTCTAAGGTCTGCAACTGCCTCTGGCCCCATAATTAATGAGGTTGCTTCATAGTCGTTGTCTTCCAGATTTTGCATAGCAGAAACAATATTTGCAATTGTTAATGCTGCTCCACCAGTTATTGTATTTGCTGCCCCATCTAGTGCAAGCAGAATCAAACTAGTTTCATTCTCAGCAAACTTTTTACCAGCCTTTTTAATGTTACGCTCTAGTAAAGGAAATTTACTATCTTCAATCATTTCGTTTGTTATTCTAATTGCTACACCAAATTTGACAGGTGCTACATTTATGTTCGTATACTCATCTTGGTCAAGAACTATTTCTGCTCCCTCAGCAACCAGTCGAATATTCATCTTATTTTCAGACTCTAAGTCAATATCATAAGATGATCCTGGTACTTGGGCTGGACCAACAAAAAGTGCAGCTTCACTCCTTGGCAAAAGCGCTTTATCAACTTCTGCTATTAAGATATCATGTATCTTTCTAGGAATTAAAAGTGTACCTTGTGTGCCTGTTCCAGTTGAAAGAAGTTCCTGAACATGTGCTTCATTTATTTGTTCCATCTTCTTTACCTCAATTGCATTAGACAAAAAGCACCAGATGATGCACCTGTCCAAGCTCTTCCGATTACATGACCGGCTGTTGCGGCTGCAATAACATCTTCAGCTCCATTTGCTGCAAGATTATTTCCTGCCACAATAGTCCCACCTGCCCGAACGATTACCATTCCTGCAGTTTGCAATGCGGCATTTCCACCACTAGCGACATTATTAATTGCCACTCCGTTGAAAAGTAATCCGCTTGCTTGATTTACTACTCCAATATCAGTTGCGGCCAATGAAGTAAGTCCGGAACTAACTGAATCTTCTGCTCCAGAAGCATAACAAAGTTCTCCACCCGAAATAACTTCAAAAGCTTTCCCCGTAACTATTCTCGGCACTCCACCATCATATGGTGAGACATGCCCTGCTGGGTTTACTACCATTTTATTCACCTACCTTATAACTACCATCAGCGTTTGGATGTCTCCAAAGTGAAGCACCAGTTCCATACTCACATTTTTCAACTACTAATTCAGTTGAAACTGATTCCTTTGCTGCAGTCTTATCTGCAGATTTCTCCACCTTACCTTTGGTTGTTGGTTTTTTTTCTTCTTTTATTACCTTATCACTCTCTGACAATTGTTTTTTTAGACTAAGGAGCTTTTCAGTTTTTTCAATAGCTTCATTCAATTTCGATGTATCAACATCAATATTAACTTTAGCTGTCTGTTCAACTTTAACCTCTTTACTCTCTGCAGCTGGTTTAGTTT